GTTTTTTGCGAGAATTAAAAAAGGGGATTAATATATGACTAATATAAAAGTTATTTTTATCTCAGCATGTGTTTATATAATACTCAGTTTATTATATGCATTATTATACATAACTTGCGAAGAAATAAGAAAATTATTACTTTTGCGTAAAGCTGTAAAAAGACTAGAAGGGCTAGAAGGGTTTAAAAAACTCAAAAACAGAAAACTTTATAATGAACGTCCGCCAGATTGGCATAATTAAATTATGAAATTAATATACAAAAGGAAAGAGAAATGGAAAGAGAAATAAAAAAACAAGAAGAAAAACCTATTGTTTGTCGTGTTTGCGATAATGAAATACCTAAAAATGCGCCAATATTTGGCGAATATTGCAAACGAAATAATATTATTGAATATGACCTTCAAACTTGTTTTAATTGTCATGGTTTTGCTTCAATTATTCGTTCTGAAGGTTTAAAAAGAATTGACCAAGGAAGATGGCTTAAATTAACATTAGATTTAGAAGAAGATATAAATCGCTTAGTTTCTGATTTTGAAGAAGCTTATCTTATGATGAAAAATCCAAAAAAACATTAGAAGGTAGAATATGCTTACAGATCAAAAAGATATTTATGAGAGATATCGAGATTCAACTACTACAGACGACAATAAAGATCCATTTTTTCATGAATATAGCACCACTATACCAAAATCGCCTTTTGATAATGTTGTTGGATGGATTAACATAAAAGAACGGGGTATTTATGAAAATAATATTACTTAAATTATTAGTCAAAACTGTTTTGATGATAGTTTACATGATTCGCTGGCAATTATCTACCCCGATTTTAGCAGTTGTTCCGTGGGGTTTGGCTATTTATTTCGGAATAAAAAACTACTGGTGGGCTGCGGTTATAACAAATATTGTCGGCTCATGGATAATTTATCCCGTAGATAAGTTTATTTTTCGCAAATTATTTGGTATGCTTGAGGACTGGCTTAATAATAAGATCAAAATTATTGAGCTTCAACAATATCAATATAAGGAAGCGGCTTGATGGGAAAAGATATATACAATATGAAATTGCATGATTCTTTCATTTTAGAAGCTGGAAATTATCCTGCCTACAATGTTTTGCGTGTTCCTGGTGGTTGGCTTTATACAGTTTATGAGGAAGAAGGAACTAGCGCAACTTTCGTTCCTTTCAATAATGAGTTTATGAATAAAACCAAAGGATCTCTATATGCCATTAACACAAAAACAAATTGAAGAAAGACAAAATTATATTGGGGGTTCTGAGGTTGGCTCAATACTTTGCGTAAACCCTTATGATTCGCCTTATGATGTCTGGGAACATAAGGTTGACGGCAAGCAAAAGAATATTTCAAATGCGCAGGTTTACTGGGGGCATTTATTAGAGCCTGTCATAAGAGACGAATTTGATAATTTATTACAGTATTATACCGATTTATATATTAGATCACCTAGTACCACAGAACATCATAAAAAGCATAATTTTTTAGCTGGTAACGTTGACGGTTTAATTTGCCAGCAAGGAAACAGTCTAGATAGACGAGCAATCTTAGAAATAAAAACCGTATCACCGCGTATGCGAAAATACTGGGGAGAAGAAAACCACGATTTAGATTGTCTTCAACATCGCGTTGATGCTGATAAACAAATACCAGGACTACAAGAAGAGAAAGGGAAGATACCGGATTATCATTATGCACAATGCGCTTTTTACATGATGCTGTACGATCTTGATACCACCTACCTTGCAGCGTTTTTTGGCAATGAATTTCCATGGCAAGTTTACAAAATCGAACGAGATCATGAGTTTGAAAAATTTATGCTTGAAACATTAATTAACTTTTGGCAAAAGAACGTTTTAACAGGTATACCGCCTCATCCCATTAACGCAAAAGACATAATAAAAATATATCCACGCGGTATACCTTCCAAAACCATTATTGCAACAAATGAAATTGTTGAAAAATCAGCGCAATATAAATTTTTAAAATCTCAAGAGAAACAAGATGAATCAGACGCTGAAAAAATCAAAGGTGATCTAAAGTTTTTCATGAAAGATGCTGGAATACTTGTAGATTGCGCAGGAAATAGATTGCAAAAATGGTCAAGATCAACAAGCAATAAATTTCAACAAAAATTATTTAAAGAAAAAGAACCAGAAATGCATAAAAAATATTGCAAAGATGTTAAAACCGAGAGATTTACATAGCAATAAAACTTGTAAGATTATTACTACATGATTTTAAGACATTATCTTTGTTTTTGCTATTGTTTAATTTTTTGTTTTAGTTAGAATGTGATTTTTATTATTTTAAGGAAAAAAATATGGGGCTTAAACTATTCTTATCGTTATTAATAATGCTTTTCTCAATTTTGATGACAAATTGGGCTTATATGTTTGACGACGAAAAAGCGACTTTTTTTTTAAAAACTTGGATGATGGTTTTTGCGACATCAATAGGTTTTTGCATATATTTTATTTTACAATAGGAGGATTTATGGAAGAATATCAAGGAATAACTTTTAATTTGCACGAATTTAAAATTAGCGCTGATACTATTTCAATTTTTGCAACAATTGATCATCCTGAATTGCTAAAACAAGATATCTCATTAAATGCAAATTTTATACAAATAAGAAATAGTGATTTTACAATTGATGTCAAATCATTTTGCGATATTTATTCAGATGGAAATACAGAAGAATTTCACAGACTAGCTAATCTTCTATTTCATTGTCGAGAAAAATCACATATTACGATCCATGATATTGTTTTTGAGTTTTTAGAATCAGCAATTTGCCCTATTTTGAACAAAATTTTAACATTAAATTATCATAAATTTTAAGGAGGCTTTATGGGAAACTGTAACACGGGAGACCGTAACACGGGAGACCGTAACACGGGAGACTGTAACACGGGAGACTGGAACACGGGAGACTGTAACACGGGATACTGTAACACGGGATACTGTAACACGGGAGACCGTAACACGGGAGACTGTAACACGGGAGACTGGAACACGGGAGACTGGAACACGGGAGACCGTAACACGGGATATTGTAATACTGAACTCCCAAAAATTAGAATTTTCAATAAAGAAACAGATGTTGCGCTGGAAGACATTCCTTTTCCTAATTTCTTTTATTTTAGTCTCACCGAATGGGTGTCTGAAAACAATATGACAGATGAAGAAAAAGAAAGCAACTCGAATTACACAATATTAGGCGGTTATCTTAAAACATTTGAATACAAAGAAGCTTGGCAAAGATCATGGAATAAAGCATCAGAAGAAGACAAGAAAAAGCTTTTTGAATTACCAAATTTTGACGCTGAAATATTTTTAGAAATTACAGGTATAAAAGTTAATAACAAAAATGATGATGATATTTCTTTATCAAAAAAAATAGATGAATTACAAAATCAAATAGATGATTTAAAAAGACTTATAAAAAGGAATGAAAATGAATAATCAAACAAACCCAGCGGAAACACAAAAAACACAAATCAAAAAACAAGCAAATCAAGTTACTGTTTTAAAATCGTATCTTGAAACGCCACAAGTTACATCAGCACTTGAGAAAATATTGCCTAAATTTTTAACTATAGATAAACTGTTAAGCGTTGTATTAACTGAGGTTAGAAATATTCCTAAATTGCTTGAATGTGACCACGAGTCTTTCACAAATTGTTTGCTTAAGTGTGTTCAGTTAGGTTTAGTTCCGGGGGCATTATTAGGACAAGCATATTTAATCCCTAGAAATATTAAAGGAAAAATGACTTGCACGCTGCTACCAGGGTATCGAGGCTATGTGGTTTTAGCAGAAAGAGCTGGTACATCGTTAACTGCTCAATGCTACTGCGAAAACGACATTAAGTACGAATGTATGCTTGGTTCAGTTGAACAAATAATTCATATTCCTGCAAATGACAATCGTGGGAAAGTAATTTGCGCTTATGCTGTAGCTAAAAAAGAAGCTATAGATAAAAACGGCACAAGAAGAATTGTTACAAAAATTGATCACATGTCTATGAGCGACATTAATAGAGCAAAGGCATGTTCGCAATGTCCTGATAAATTTTGGAAGCCGCATGAGCATGAAATGTGTAGAAAAACAGTTGCAAAAAGGCTTGGCAAATATCTAGATTTAAGTCCTGAATTTAGTCAATTGCGAGAAATTGATAATAATTTAGACAACGGTATAATAATCGAGGGTGAATATAGCAAAGAAAATGATTTATTGCCTAATAACCCACCTAATTTACCCAACAATAACAATAATAATAATAATAGCCCTTTAAGCGAAGCTAAAAAAATACTTAATGCAGTTAATAATAAAAATCAACAAGAAGCTATTTTTAATTAAATAGGTGGACGATGGTAAAATGTAGCGCATGTGATGAAGATTGTGATAAGTATTATAATCTTAATGTAATTGATGAAAAAAAAGAATCACCACTTTTTATAAATACCTTGGAATATTATAGGGAAAAACCTAATAATGAACACTGATAGATTTTTGACAAGGGTTTTTGACAAAGAAAAAAAAGAAATGCTTTACCCACAAGAAATATTAACTCCTAGCTCATCAATTTATATTGATGGGGGATATAAGCATTTAATAGGTATTTCTGCAAAAGGTGTGCTTATTTCATATTATAGCGGGATAACGTATGTTATTAATATCATTCCATTTGGCAATCGCTTCATCCCGATGCAGTGTACGGGGCATAGAGATAAAAGGAGAAAAGGGAAATTAATTTATGAATCTGATATTTTAATATTAAACATCACTATCGCAGGGAAACCGTCTTTATTTAAAGGTTATGTAAAATTAAATGGAACTACTAATTTGCTTGAAATAGAACCTTTTAAAATTGTAGACCTATGGGTGTTTAAATATTGTTTATTTAGTAGTTGTAAAATAATCGGCAACGGGTGGGAAAATCCAGATTTAGAGGGGCTAGATGTATGATGAATAGCACACTACAGGAAGCTATTGAAGCTATTGCAGAACATTTAAAACATATCAGAGAGTATTTAGGTTACATTGCAATTGTAATTGTTTGCGCTGGTATTTATAGGTGTTCGCAAGTTGAATCTCCTAATGTGAAACAACTTATACCTCATGTTGCCAAACAAGTAAAAGAGGTGGGCGGTAAGTGATTATTCGGAAGTAAGGAATATAGGTGAAAAGATGGGTGAGGGTAAAATGAAAATTCGAAAAGAATTAAGTAGTAAAGAAAAAATGAGTTTGCAAAAAGAGCTTGACAACAAATATATTGCTTTAAATGAAAACGGATCACCATGTTGGTTGTCTATACAGGGTTCTCCTGAACGCGCGCTAGATAGCTTTTTGGGAATGTGTGGGTTTACAACTAGCTGGGATGAGCTAGAATGTAAAAAATCTATGTTAGACGAATCTAGAGGCAAAATTAGAAAACTTTCGGATGTTTTTTGTATAAAGCAAGAAGTGGACAAAGATTAATCTGAATTTATTCTACTCTATCTTCTAGGTTTTTAATCTGCTTTTCTAAAGCGACAATTTTTACCTCAACAATGCTATTTATTTTATCCATCGTAGTCGACATAATCTCAGTTGACGAATCGAGTTTATCTTTTAAAACGTCAATTACTTCATTTTTCATTGATGAAAAATCGGTTTTAACCTCACTGCGTAGATCATCCAAGTCTTTTTTATCAGCTTTTAAGTCTAATTTTATTCGCATATATAGCAAAATAATTAAACTACACCCGGCCGCTATGGGTAATCTTTGAGCAAGATAAGCTATGATTGTATAAGCACCAATCATAGCTTATCCTTTTTGCTTATTTGCATGTAAGATAATTCTTATGTAATGTTTAACGTTAAACATTATTTATTGTACCGCTGTTTGAATATGATAGATATCAATATACACATAGCCGTAGTTCTGAAGATAGTTCCAATGTTGAAACCGATGGCTGAAATAAACGGATAAGATGAACCAAAATCAAAACACAACCACAAACCGTACATTAAAACTAATAATAAATTACCGATTAACAGCATATATCCAGTTATTGAGTCAAATATCTGCCAATCGTTGATAACAACATATAAAAGTATTCCGAACGCACCTTCAACTAGCCATCCGCTTGCGTAGGCTAGAGTTTCGCGCGAAAAAATAGGAAAGTGCGGGGCTAAAAAACCAAGCACAAGCGCGGCTAACAGCGTCATTGCACATGCAGATATCGCGTGTACATGTGTAATTTTATTATTTATTTTTCTGATCAATTTTAACATAATTTACCTCTTTTAAGTTATAAGTCTACATCCAAACCATGAGCATATTGCTGTTTCCATGATGTATTTAAAAAACATAGGGATTTCCCAGCCAAAGTAGCATGAGAAATACAAAAACATAATGCCAAAAACAACAAAAACTGGCCTTATTGATGCTCTTAAATTTCTAACCCACAAACTAATACGCCCAATGACATCTCTGTTAAAATATTTAGCTTGAGCTTCTAAAAGTTTAGCTTGAGCTTCAACATATCCCTCTATAACATCAGGTTTAGTCGTTGCTAAGGTGCTTAAAGTTGCTTCCGGCGTGTCAGAATCTGGGATAAACTTTTTTTTAATAAAATCAAAAACTGGGGGAATTACCAAGCCACCCAAGCTCATAACTGCGTCAATAATTCCTATCATATTGCACCTAATACAAACTTGTTATAAGCCTCTATAAATTTATCTATGGTTCCCTTTCCCAATTCCGTATTATAATGCTGTTTCCAATATCTTGCCATTCCTTCGATATCATCAGCGACAGGCAACGGCTCAGGAACCCTTAAATAGTGCAATCTACACATAACTATAGCATAGCGTAAATCATAAATCATGCGCTCTGGCATTGGTCTAGTTGACGCATCAAAATAAACTAATATTCTTCTTAACAAATCTTTTTTTGATGGTTGAGACAAGTAGTTATGCCAAATATCGTGGTGCGTATTTGGCTCCATTTGACAAATCCCAAGAGCAACACCATTCACCTGATGTAAATAATGACCCATTTTAGATTCAACAGCGAGAGTGCCTAACAATAGATTTTTGGCACTTTCTGAATATAATCCCAGATATTCTAAAGAAGGTTTAATTATGTATTGTTTTAAATCAAAAACGTACATATTAGGGTTAATTCAAATCCAAATCATCTGTTTTTATAGTTATTTTTTTGCTTTCTTGCTCAACTCTATATTTTTTGACAAGATTTATGCAACAGTTTAATAAAAAAGCAGTTGGGTCAATTTTTTCTTTTTCACAATTTTTTACAACTATTTCCTTCTCAACAATCATTTCTTTGCCATCAACTTCTTCTTTTACCTTAATTGTTTTTGTCTTATTTTTGATTAAATATTTCGGCTGTATTGCAGCAACAAAATCATCATACACAGTATCGTTTAGTTCAATTTTAATCGTTTTCATTTTTTACCTCTTTTACTATCTTTAAACTTGTTAATCTTGACATGCTTTTATCAATAAAGGAATAAACTTCTTATATTTTATACCAGCAAGTTTATTCCTTATTATTTTTGCCCGTGTCCTAAATCTGTCATAATAAATTCCTTACTTTATCCATTCTTGTCTGGATCCTTGTGTGTTAATTTCAAAATGCAAATCAAATTCTAATAATATAGGACTATTTGCAGCCGTTGTCCCAACCCATGTATCCCCTGTGTTACGATATAATCTACAAACAAGCATTGAACTTATCTCTTTGCCAGTTCCAGTAAATGCTACACTAGAAGTAATCTCATGCAGCTCATTAGTGCCGCTACAAGTTCCTGGTATAGCAATTGTAGAACTTGATACCAAAGCACTATTTATATTCGCCCAAGAATAATCTAAACTCCAATTCACCGTATTCCCGCTTTCTGTTACACCTCTAGCATGAGGAGTCCAGTGAACATGAGCTTTTAAATCAGTTCCTAACTTATATGTATGAGGAAGTTGACAAGTAAAAAATACTTCATCATTGGTTTGAAATTTATATACTCTAAAAGTAGCGCCACTTCCACCCGGTTGCCACGTACTTAATGTGGGATCACTTACACCAGCAAATTGAAATGCACCCGGAACTATTCTTAAATCATCCCAAACTATATTTTGCAGTTCCATTGTTTTTTGAGATCCGCAAGTAACCTTAAGATCATTTGTTTCAGAATCTATTTCAGTTAGATTAACTGTTTTTATAAATTTTTCTGTTTTTCCATGTCCTAAATCTGCCATTTTTTGTGCATCCTTTTAATTTGATATTAAGTCGCAGAACCTACATAATGCATCGAAAAATAACTTGAGTCTCTGATATCAACAATTTTTGTTCCACCTGAAACGATTACGCGTATCCTTACTGTATTTGTAGTGTCTAATCCCAACAATATTCCTCCGCTATAGTATAATGCGCCACCTGAATCGCTGTCCGCCCACGCGTCGCTTTCTCTTATAAAAGGTGTCTGAATTGGCGAGCCCCCACTATTTGTGACATATACTTGAATTGTATATTTAGTATGTGACGAGGTTAGATCGCCCAACCCAAGCACAACATTTATCCAATAAATCCCGCTTGTATCAATAGTTGCAATACCCGTTGTATTATCGTAAGAAATTCCTTTTTCAAATAACTCCGTGTTAAAAATACTTGTATAAGCTGATCCTCCGTCCCCGGTTACATCTTGTTGTGCGTTCCCTGTCGTGTACGCACTAAAAGCATCGGCATCAACGGCCGGATGACTATCAACATAAGTTTTAGTAGCTTTTTCTGTTGGTGATGCATCATCAGAATTTCCAGCTAATGTGCCATCGATTGAAAATTCATTTATCGATGTTCCGCCTCCTCCTAGCGTAAGCGCACCATCTTTAAGTAGAATATCTTCAATGTTAACGCCGTGATTTGTAGTATGCTCAAGAATATGATCAGCTCTTAAAAGAGTTAAGATTCTTAACGCATCAACGCCTCTGTCGATGCGCGCAACAGGTGTTATTGTAGTAGCCACTATTGTTCCAACGAGAAAGTCGTTACCACTACCATCAAAATATATAACACCGCCGTATTTTTCGGTTGGTATCGATTCTTCACCGATGAAGACAAAAGCATCGTTATTGTTACTAGCTCTTACGTTTAAAGTAGTGTGTGATCCGCCAGCATCTATAATTAACTCACCAGTTCCATCGGGAGCTAAAACAATATTACCATTATTTTCCGAGATAATATTCTCAGTTGTTACAGAATCTGCTGTTAAATTTGCGTTTACCTCAACTTCTTTTTCAAAGATCTCTTTTTGATTATGCCCTTTATCTGTCATAATGATTCCCCTTTAATTATCTACTCTAGAAACTTCAACCCATGCAGAACTTGTAGCGCTCCACATTGCGTGCCATATATCATCAAGACCCAAAGTCATCGACAAGCCGTTATCTGTTTTTAAACCATCCCCATCATCTAGTGTTACGGTTTTAGTATCATCTTGACCAATCACAGTGAGTAATTGCCCGGTAAAACCACCCGCAGCAATCTGTGGGATGGCTGTGATATTAAGATCACCAGCGGTAGAACTTTGAATAGGCGTGATCACATGACAATGTGCTGTGCTAACAGGGGTGATTCCGGTAGCAGCTACAACATTAAGTAGCGTCTTAACTTTTTGTACAACTGTAGGGGTGACTGTATCTCCTGAATTAAATGGTGAAAGTACGGTTCCAGCCCTTTTCCAAAGGTTTTCCTCACTATTCGTAACACCATGTTGTAATTCATGATCATGTATAACCACATTTACTTTTGAATAATCCCCTAGCTCATTTCGCTCTCTATCAACAATCGATATAATTTTTAATTGTCTAGATGTAATTGAAACAGAAGTTAAATCAACTTGTGTTTTGGATAAACCTGTAACATTGTCTCCGCCATTAGTCACAAAATTTACATATTTACCTATGTCGGTTGTTGAAAGAGTTCCATTTACTTGCATTTCTAAAGCAATATAAGGATCGTCACAAACAAATACTACTCTTTCTTCATTAGCTTTTCTGTATGTAATGTCTTCATCGATACGGTCGGCTTCAAATCCAATAACGACACCTCGACATGCATTCCCAGCAGCAGCTTTCGTACAAATCGGAATGCCTCTTTCTGTTGCTGTTTCAACAGTCTTTACAAAATCATTTAAGTATAAAGGTGTAGCATCGGAAGTAGGTACTACATATTTATTGATTTTTAATTCATAAGCTGCTGAATTTAAGTTTCCTGTAGCTTTTCCCCCAAAAGGATTATTTGTATTTGTCATAGTTTATCTCACTTAAAAAGTAATTAAAAAAAAGTAAAAATTATAAATCTGTTCCCCTAAAATCTTGCCAACCTCTGGTAATAATACTCACTAGCAAAGTAGCTCCTGAAGCCTCTAGTTTCCAATGAATTTGTTTGCTGGTATTAGCCATTACAGCTAAAAAACCCTTTACGAATGGAACTTGAGCTTGTACGTGTAAAATTGATGTAAGATTATCAGTTAAATTTACAAAAGTAGGTGCTATTCTTAAATCTGTATCAGTGCCTCCTAATATATCTTCTAATTCAAGACCTAAAATAGCATCTGTATAAACGTTTGGAGGAACAGATAAAGTAGTAGTTATAATACTAGTTCCTGGGTTAGAAGTGTTATAATCACTCCTTGCTTCTTTCCAATAAAATATATCATGATGCTGTATATAATCTATAATATTTAAACTAGCATCTGTTCTTATAGAAGCTATGCGACGATATAAAGTATATCCGGTAGCATCTGCCAGTAAATTTGTCGATGTAACGGAAGTATCGTATCCCACATCTGCGGTTCCATCGGTTTTTCCTATTGCAAAGACATGGTACCAAGTGTTAGCGCTCAAAGTTAATGCGCTTGGAAATCCGCCATTTCCAGTTCCCGCTACCCAGTTTGCATCAATTCTTTTTACTAAAGCGGATAGAAATTTCATATCGGCGTTATCGCCCGTATTTCTACATTCACCAATATTTATTTTAGTATCATGATCCGTATCACCGGAATCTCGCTCTATAGTTAATCCATCAATATAACCACGAGGTAAAGAATTTGCTAAGTCTGTACTTGTTTCAGAAATAATATAATAATTAGACCCATCATTTCTAATCGTGATGCATTCATTCTGAGTTTTTAAAGTAAAATCCGAAGAACCATCAATTTTTTCCGAGCCATTAGGCTTGATTGTTATTTTATTAGAGCTACTATCCGTTTTTTTAAGTGTTAACTCATAACCACGCCCAACAACATTAGAAGCTAGTAAATTTACTTGAATAGCCCCGCTCGCAGCATTTAATAACCAAGTTGTGTCATTATCATTAAATTTAGGGATAGCAGTAGCGGTACTAGTAGCTACTATCAGCGTGCCTCTTAATCTAGCAGCTACTATTATCCAATTTGAGCCATCGGATTGAAATTCTGCAAAATCATTTACATCATACAAACGATAACCTAATGCCTCAGTATCAATTTTCTCAACCCCTACCGGCACAAAATCAACATAGTTTGTTGATTTATCTGTTTTTTTAATTATTATCTTATATCCATTACCTAACGTGGCCGCAGATAACGCAGAAACAGTCACTTTACCGCCAATTCCCCCCGTTGCATCAACGGCTATAGTCTTTCCTCTATCAGTTAGTGTTATGGTGTAATCTGCTGTTTTAGGTAAAACTGTGGTGGTAGTTGAATTAAGATCGGCAATTGATGCTGTCAATCCAGTCCAATCAAGTAAATCATATTCTGTGATGTTATCAACGGGATACCCTGTTATTTGAACATCATTTGAATCTGTAACATTTATTTTATAAGACCCATCAAGTCTAATTACAGCCTCACCTCTAATACTATCTAAAATAACAGGGTTAAGGTTAGATTGGGTTTTGGCCTCATCTTTCCAAGTTGTTTTTGGTATAGAGGTGCCGGCAGCATACGTATATACTTTACCCCCAGCTAATGGAGTGCCGTCATCATCAAAAAACTGTATCTTTGGTGGTATTAAAATTAATGCCATGTTAATATCCTCTGCTATATTGAAAGTCAATAAATAAGGAAAACAATATGAATGCAGGTGAGTCAATTGGTGAAACAATTTTTTCAATCATAATCCATTTCATATTTTTTGCTGCCATTTTCATGGCTATATATGCTCTTATGAAGTTTTGCCCTATAGTTTTCTTATGGATTGTAGGTTTTTTGTGCTTTCTGGGTTTCTTTATAGCAATGAGCGTTAAATTTTCTCTTGATTGTAGGGAAAAGATAACATTTAAAGTTGATCCAAATTTTAAAATGGAAACTTGGGCAGAGGCTCGCGATAAATAAGTTATCATTATTGATCCCCTCTATTGCTAGACAATCCTTGACTGACTAAAGGTGCTGACTCAATGCCATGGCGTACCAACTGCGTTACTAAATTTTGTGAAACATCAGGATTTGTTTCAATTGGATTTACATAATCAATCATTTCAGGATTTTTCTTAAGCATTTGCGCTAATTTTAGATTTTTCATAACCCAGTCTTCATCACTAATATGCTCACTGAAGGATTTAATCATAGAGAAAAACCATCTTGTTCCCGGGATGCCTGATAGTGATGCAAGTTTATCTCCTAATCGCGATATAACGTTTGCTGTATTTGAATAGTTAA